TCACTTGCATGTGTTGGCGCTGCAGATACCATTGACGTAGTTGTCGCTGGTGCTGCTGCTGCAACTGGACGCTTACGTGTCTATGCAGTAATTGCTGATGTTTCGGCTGCTCACACTGAGGCTGCTGCAGCCCAACGTGATCTGCTGTAATAAAATACAACTTTGGGGCTGGCTATATGCTGGCCCCTTTGTCACATCTTAAGGAATCATAATGGCTCTTACATTTCTTACATTAACTAATAGTACCATTACTCGTATGAATGAAGTAGAGCTTACCTCTAGTAACTTTACTGGATCAAGAGGTGTACAGACACAGTGTAAAGCTGCTGTTAATGAATCTATTAGATATATTAATCAAAAAGAGTTTACCTACCCTTTTAACCACGCAACCAATAGTTCAACATTAGTTCCCGGCGTGTGCAGATATACTCTACCAACCAGCACTAAACATGTAGATTACAATACAGCCAGAATAAAACGTAATACTACTCTTGGTGCTTCAGGTATGAATTTAGCAAAGATGGACTACAACGAGTACATTAGTAAGGACTTTGCAAACAAAGAAGATGACGTAATAACTACAACTTTAAATGGGTCACACTCAAGTTCAGTAACAACTCTAACGCTTACTTCAACTACAGGCTTAGATACTTCAGGTACTGTTCACATAGGGAGTGAGCAGATAACTTACACAGCTATATCAGGTAATGATATTACAGGCTGCACAAGGGGTGCTAATAGTACTACTGCTGCTACACACAGTAGTGGCGTAACAGTCACACAATTTGATAGTGGTGGTGTTCCTCAATATATTGTTCGTACACTAGATAACAATTACTTACTATACCCTTACCCTGATAAAGCATATACACTACAGTTTGATTATTTTACCTTTCCAGATGATTTATCAGCGCATGGTGATATTACTACAATACCAGATAGGTTTGCCCCAGTAGTAATAGATGGTGCTACTGCATTTGTGTATCAATACAGAGGTGAAACAACTCAATACCAGTTAAACTTCCAGAGATTTGAGCAAGGCATTAAGAATATTCAAAGCTTGCTTGTTAATAAGTTTGAGTATGTAAGGTCTACTGTAATACACAGACCTAAAGGATTCAATGTTGGGGTATTATTTTAATGCCTGATTCTTCTAAGTCTCAACCTGTTGCATTTAATTTAGAAGGTGGTTTAGTAAAAAACCGTTCTACTTTTCTCATGCAACCGGGAGAAGCTTTAATTTTAGAAAACTTTGAACCTGATGTTGAGGGTGGTTATAGACGTATTAATGGGCATAGAAAATTTGTTAATCAACTTATACCACAAACTAATACTTCTGGTGAAAAAGTACTTTTAGTCTCTAAGTTTGCAGATAAAGTTATAGCTGCTAGAGGAGAAAAAATATTTACTACTGCTTCTACAGAGTTAAGTACTGTTATTGAAGCCGACACAAGCATGACAGGTTCAGGTACTATAGGCGTTAAAAGCATTGCGGGATTTTCTACTAGCGGAACTCTTGAGATGGCTATTACAGAAACAGAAGTAGAACGTTTTACTTATACAGGTGTTAATGCTTCATCTGATCCCCCAACTTTTACAGGAGTAACACGTCAAGTAGATAGCACTAATGCCAGAAAACACTTAGCTACTATAGTTGTATCTGAAAATTGGACAGAAAGAGATACAGGCAGAACTAATGCAGACAAGTATCGTTTTGAAAGATTTAACTTTAATGGTACAGAAAAAATTATATTTGTTGATGGCATTAATGCACCTGTAGTTTTTGACTCTTCTATGAATGTTGTTGATGTCAGTACAAGCTCTGTTGCAGGTTCTAAATTTGTTGCATCCTTTGCTAATCGTATATTTTATGCAGGCAAAAGTACTACCCCAGAAGAGTTAATTTTCAGTGAAGGTTTTAATGAAGATGGTTTTAGTTCTGGTGTTGCTGACCCCGCTGGAAGTATTAGAGTTGATGATACTATAACAGGTATAAAAGTTTTTCGTGACAGTTTATTTGTATTTTGTGAAAACAGAATATTTAAACTAACAGGTACTACATCTTCAAGTTTTGCTGTTCAGGCTGTTACAAGAAGTATTGGCTGCATCAATGGCGATACTATTCAAGAATTTGGTGGAGACTTAATCTTTCTTGGTCCTGATGGCTTACGTACTGTTGCTGCAACTGCAAGAATTGGTGATACAGAACTTGGTACAATAAGCAGAAATGTACAATCTATTTTTGATAAAAATATTAAAGACAGCTCTTTGTTTGAAAGTGTTGTTATTACAGATAAAACCCAATACAGAATATTTTTTAGTAAAACAGAACAATCTAATGCACAGTCAAGAGGTATTATCTGTGTGTTAAAAGAGGGCGGTTTTGAGTTCTCAGAACTAAGAGGAATAAAACCAGCCTCTACAGATACTATTGTGGAAACAGGTAATACGTTTGTACTACATGGAGATTTTCAAGGTTATGTACATAGACAAGAAGTAGGTAATACTTTTGATGGTACTGCTATTCTTGGTAAATATAGAAGCCCTGACATGAGTCTTGGGGATACTGGTATTCGTAAGCATATGCAAAGGGTTATTCTTAACTATAAACCTGAATCATCTATTGACGCTGATCTATTAGTAAGGTATGATAACGAAAGCGTTGATTCAGCTAGACCTGAAGCGTATGCTTTAGACACTGCAGATGTTGCTGCACTATTTGGTGTATCTAGTTTTAGTACACAAGAATCTTTAGTACAATTTATATTTGGTGGGCCTTCACAACCACTGGTAAGACAAGCAGTAGAAGGTTCAGGTTTTTCTATTGTATTAAGAATTAATGATGGTGGAGAAACTGCACCATATTCCCTTAAAGGGTTTCAGTTAGAGTATCAATTAGGAGCTAGACGATAAATGGGTTCATCGTATACAAGACAATCTACATTCACTGATGGTGATACAATTACAGCAGATCTGTTTAACACGGAGTTTGACCAACTTGTTGCTGCTTTTGCTGCTACCTCTGGACACTCACATGATGGTACAGCAGGAGAGGGTGGCCCTATTGGGGGATTAATTACACCCGGCATTACACTAGGCGATAATACTATTGATGTTACTCTTACTTTTGATGGTGGCTCTAATGATGGTGTACTAAAGTGGATGGAGGATGAGGATTACTTTGAGTTTTCTGATGATATACTTATTGCGTCTACGGAGAAATTACAGTTTCGTGATACTGCTATCTATATTAATTCTAGTGCTGACGGTCAGCTTGACCTTGTAGCAGATACAGAAATACAAATTGCAGCTACTACTATAGACATGAATGGTGCTGTAGATATATCAGGTAACTTAGGTGTTGGTGGCAATCTTACAGTAACAGGTACTACAACATTTAATGGCGGTACTCTTACCCTTGGTGACTCTGCTTCTGACAACGTTGTGTTTGGTGCTGATGTTGACTCAAGCATTATACCTGATGATGATGATACGTATGATCTTGGTTCAGCTAGTCAACAATGGCGTAATTTGTTTATTGATGGTACAGCAGAGATAGATACTCTTGCTATTAATGGTACAACAGTTACATCTACTGCCGCAGAGTTAAACCTACTTGATGGAGTGACTAGTACAGCAGCAGAAATAAATATTTTAGATGGAGATACATCTGCCACCTCTACTACTGTAGTTGATGCTGACAGAGTTGTACTAAACGATAACGGTACAATGGTACAGGTAGCAGTAACTGACTTGGCTGCTTACTTTGACGATGAAATTACTGCAATGCCTAACCTCGTTACTACTGCTGCAACTACTGTAGGTGCTTTAAATAGTGGTAGCATTACGTCAGGCTTTGGTACTATTGATACAGGCTCTAGTACAATTACAACTACTGGATTAATTTCTGGCGGTTCATTAGACATTGATAATGTTTTAATCAATGGTACTACTATAGGGCATACAGACGATACAGATTTAATTACCCTTGCTGATGGTGTTGTCACTGTCGCTGGTGAAGTATCTATGACTACGCTTGATATAGGTGGCACTAACGTAACTTCTACAGCCGCTGAATTAAATATACTTGATGGTAAAGCATTTCTTGATGAAGATAACTTTGCAAGTAACTCAGCAACAGGCATTGCAAGTCAACAGTCTATTAAAGCCTATGTAGATGGAGTAACTACAACTAGTATTACTTCTACTGGTGCATTAAACGCAGGTTCTATTACATCTGGCTTTGGTAATATAGATACAGGTTCAAGTACAATTACTACTACAGGTCTTATTTCAGGTGGATCACTTGATATAGATAACGTACTTATTAATGGTACAACTATTGGTCATACAGATGATACAGACTTAATTACTCTTGCTAACGGTGTAGTAACCGTAGCAGGTGAAGTATCTATGACTACATTAGATATTGGCGGTACTAATGTTACTTCAACAGCAGCGGAGCTTAATGCTTTAGATGGCATTACTGCAGTTGTAGGAGAACTTAATGCTCTTGACATAGGTTCAACAGCAGTAGGTACAGCAGTAGCATCTAAGGCTGTTATATTAGATTCAGATAAAGACTATACAGGCATACGTAATTTTTCTATTACAGGTAATTTATCTGTAGG